TATGCCGGCTTTATCGAAGACGCAGTTACCTCTGGTCCGTTCGTTCGAAGGTTCCAGAACTCAATTGACCAAGGCGGAAACGGGCTGCCACAAGAGATCGAATATTACGAGCACTCACTGACGCTTTCAATTACCGATGGCGCATTTACTCCGGCCGGCACAGGCTATTTGATCTACGACCCACTCGATGTGATGAAATATAAGAACCTCGCGTTTCCCTTGCCCGGCATTGGCCTTCCGCATCCAAACGGCCATCGTCTGGTTGCAAATGTCGGTTACTACCAAATGGTCGATCACAGAGGCGAGGGTCAGGAAGGATGGGATCCGAACGCATCATACAATGTTGGCGATATCGTCAAGCAAAATTATAAAATCTGGGAAGCGATCAAAGAAAGCGGGCCGCAGGTTCCTGAAGGTTCAGTTCGACCGGGTTCAGATAATCGTTTCTGGATTGTCAAATACGGAGTCATCGAGAAAAAACGGATTCGGTACAAAGACATCGATGACTCACTTCGCGGCGGTGATTTTGACATCGGAGATGACCCAGTTGATGTGCCGCAGTGGCTCGACGAATCTGGAGCACTGGTGGAAGATCAGGGGCCTCCAATTTGGAATTTCAATATCAATCCCAACGTACCGGAAATTGATCCCAATTCACCGCTCAAAATGTGCTTCCTGATGTTTACAGCAAATCAAACAGATTGGGCAGGTTTGAATCCATATGCTAGTCCTGAGCAAGGATTCTGGCCGTTTGCACAGCCGAAGCAACCTGTGCAACCTTAGACGACGCGTGCGGCGCCCAGTCGCACAGCGACCAGACCGCCTCGGCCGATCTTTTTGTTGATTTCTTTCAGTTCTTGAAGCTGTTTGTTTTCAACATCCTCCGTTGTCGATCCGAACTGAAAAAAGCGTTGCGTCCGCGCGGCGGCTGTCTCGTTTGAGATCGCCGCCGCTTTCATGTCTTTCGCAGCCTCTTCGATGTTCACAGCAGCCGCGCGGAACTTGTCGGCCGCTACTTCCGCTTCCTTCTCTTCCTCTTCCTGCTGTGCCAGAAATTTGTCAGCCCGCGCGGCGATCAAGTCGCGGCCGAAAGCAAATCGTGCTTGTGCTTTCTTGATCGCTTTCTCGATATTTCCGCCGAACTGTCCAACGTCATCCTGCACCGGCAGGATTCTGTTCAGAAACGGAATCTTCTTGAATGCCGCATTTGCGATGCCCACTATCTGTGCAAACACCTTCGCCATCTTTAGCGTAATTACTACGCCAATTTCGTCGAAGACGTTTTCGAACAGCTCCTTGATCAGCTGTAACTGTTTTGCAGCGTCCTTGACTTTAATCGCTTTGAACAGCGTTCGAAGCGTCTGCTTTACGCCATTAGCCGCGGAATGAAAGTCGTTGACCGCATCCTTGAGACTTTTCCACCCTTCGACGTACGCAGCCAAAGCGGTGATGATCGCGGCTGGTATTAGTAATGCCAAGATTGAACCCAATGTAGACAGGGCAACGCTTAGAGCAAGGATCGTTACTCCAAACGCCAATGCAACGGATGTTATCTTTAGAAATTGTTTTATCGCTGGGGCCGAGGTCTTCACCAGCCGCGCGATGCCCGTAATTGCCTGACTCAGTTTTGGTAAAAACTGTGTTCCAAACTCTAGAGCAACGTCACCGACTGCAATGCGAAAGTCCTTCAACGCGGAGGCAAACTTTCGGATTGCACCAGCCCTGCTGCTGGATGTCTCTTCTGCTGTGCCGAGAATGCCTCCTCGCGCAAAGTCACGCTGGATCAACGCGAAACGAGCGACCAGCTTTTCCAGTTCGCTTGCTGTCTTTACGTTCTTGCCAACCTTTGCCAGTTCTTCGTTGAGAGCTACCAGCTTCGTGTTAGCAAACTCTTCCAGAGCTTCTTCGCCACGTAGGCCCGAAACCAGCCGGTTGACTGCGTCGTCAATATCGGCGACGTTTGGAGCAGCCGCAGCAAGGTCAGCAGCAGACCCTACGAGTTCTTGTGCCGCCTTTGCTGCGTCGTTAGCGTTAAGCCCCATAGAGCGAAAGAACGCGTTCAGGCGTACGATGCCGCTTCGAATGTCGCGAAAATTAAAGCCTGTAGCCTTTGCCAGCTGCGTTGCGACCTGTTCAGCAACTGCGGCATTCCCTCCAAGCGTCTTTCGGAACCGCAACGCGGCAACTTCTGCATTCGCCGCCTCGCGTGCGAACAAAGCCATTGGCGTAGCGATTGCACCCGCAAGAAGAGTAATCTGTTGTCCGACGGCGGTGATTTTTGTTCCGAGGTTTCGCATTCTCGCTGTCACGTACCGAGCAAACTTGTCAATCTCCTTAATAGCAGTCTTTGAGTTAATCGCCAGTTCAATGAAAGCCTTGCCGGCTTTAATTGCTCCTGCAGATGATCTTGCCATGAGGGATTCCAATGGTTCGAGGTGTCAACTTCTTGCGTGCGACCGGGCGATTTGCGTCCGAGATTCGAAAGCTTACACTTGCCATCGATCGAACTGAAAGGCGAGTACTCTTCAAGATGGGAGCATACACCAGAAAGGTTGCCAAGCGTTCTATTAGAAAACGTAAATCAAAGAGTGCCGCTGGTAGCCCCCCATCGAGCCACGTCGGAACGCTTCGGAACAATATCTGGTTCGCGGTCAGGCCGGAGAAAGTTATTATCGGACCATCTGCACTCCGGTTCAGAAACATACGCCACCTTGAGTATGGCGGTGTCGGATTGTTCTACACCACTCTCGATGATCGTGGGCTTGATACCGCTCCCGTTCGGTCACGAGTACTTGGCTCAAGCAACGGAACTTTTGCCAAGGGCCGATTTAACTCGCGGCCATTCATGCGGCCGGCTGCAGCCGAGACGTTAAAGACGTCAACTCTGGCCTCCATCTGGAGAAACGCTTTGCGGTGACTGGTCCTTGTCCAGACCGAACGCATTCTTTAAGTCTTTGAATGTGGCGGGGATTGCGTTGGCACGTTCTGCGCGTTTGATTTTGTCCTTCTCAGGGTGGAAGTCGGCCATCGTGTACGCTCGTGCCCGCTTCTTCTTGTCGCGGACAATGTTCGCAATCGTCGCCAGAATCTGGGCGGTGTGCGTCCACTCTTCGAACCGCTTGCCACGCACCATCATATCCAATTCGCGCAGCGTAAACGGTCTTGGGTCAATGCCTACAGTGCCGGCTGCTCCCCAGATGGACTTTTCAATTCCTTTTCGAGATCGCTCAGCATTGAGTCGATCGAGCTTTTTAGCTCCTGATTGAAGTCCATCCCTCTCATTCTTTCCGCCGTGTGCTGAAGCATCTCCGTTGTTGTCTTCTGCTGCTGCTCCAGAAGATCGGCTAGTGCCGGATTTCCGGCTTGTAGGAAAAAATCAGACCACGACTCCATGATTGCAACGCGGATATTTCGGAGCGTTTCCGCGTCAATGATTTCGTGAAATGTATCTTCCTGCCCGCGTTCGATGATCTGCTTTTCACAGACGCAGTACGCAACTTCGACAAGCTTGCGAATGTCGATTTGCAACGCGTTTACAGTGTTTGCTACGCCGTTCTCTGCGACGTCCAGCATGTCTAAGTCACACGTCGCTTTGACAGTTTGAATTGTTCCAAAGTCCAAACGGACGGCCCAGCTCTGGCCGTCCGTTGTTGTAAACGATCGCATATCTCTCTCTCTTTCCTCTCGTTACGGTATTGGCGTCACTACCCATGCGGGAGTTGTGCCCGGTGCGACAACCAATGTCACATCTACTGTCATCCCTTCTTCTAGTTCTTCGTTGCGGGTAAAGTTTGTGACGTCCATCGTCGCCCGCAAGCCTTCTTTGCCGGAGACACTAATATCCCCGTCGAGGATCAGGACTTCAACCGGCTGGTTATCAGCAAAAAACGTGTTCTTTAACGCTTGCACGCCCGGATCGCTTGCATCCCACAGAATTGTAAACTCAGGAGTAGCTTCACGAAGTGTTCCGAGCAACTGACGCCATCCAGATGCACAACGCGAAGTTACGTCAGCTGTAGATTTCTCCAGCGAAAGCGTTACGTCTTGTGCAAGGCAGACCTCTGTCCAGACAGGAGTCTGTACAGTGCCTGTGTTGATGTAGATTTTTCCTTCCAGACCGAGCGTTGCCATCTTCTTTCTCCTTAGACAATGACTTTATAGAACGCTTCGATCACGGAGACGGCTGCGTTGTCTTCTCGAAGCTTATCAAAATCAAATGTTGGACTGTTGCCCAAGTCTACAAGCTGAAGCTGTATTGGATCGAGTGTTTGTCGCTCGACAATAACGTCCGCGTTCCCTTCGAGCGAGCTAATGGCTTCCTCGACAAGAACGCTGAAGTCGACCATTTCTTCTGTTGTATTTTTCAGCCGCTGCATCAATGCAAGGCTTACGTTGTAAGTGTGGCTAAACGATCGGCAGCGTGCGTTAATCTCAATTTCACGGTCTGGTACGGAAACCAACAGCTTTGGTTCAAAGCCGGCGATACGTGTGTCAAAGTCGGGAACAAATGTTAATTCCCATGTTGATGGCCAAGGCTGGCCGTCTGTCATCATTACTGAATTCAGAAGTTCAGTAACGCTGGTTCCTACCTCGCCAAACGCAGGGCTTTTGTTCGTCATGTGCTACTAACTCGATTAGTGTGCACTCGGAGAAAGTAGTCGAATCCGTCGCTTCGCACCTGCTCAGGCTGAGAAGTGTTCGGTAATACGAGATACTTTTCTTGCTTGATTCCACGAACAGTTCTCGTGATTACATCGTCACGCTGCGGTGTGATCTCAAAACCATCGTGGACAAGCTGGCGTCTATCAAAGATGAAGTCGTCCGTTTCAGCTGTAACAGCTGCTCCGTCGCCGACAGTGTCGACAATGCTCGTTCCGATGGTAGCCGAGAGGGCAATGCTAAATTGACCCTCTCGGCTGTATGTGACTGTCTCGGATACGGATTCAACCTTCCGGTCGTTAATCCAAGACGCCGCCCATCGAAGCATGTCTCGCATCAGGCTGTGTATGCGTAAGAAGGCGAAATGTCGACACGCACAACAGTGTCAGAAGCTGCTGCGGCTTTAGAAACGACGCCGTGAACTGCCCCTGCGGTCGCAGCAATCATTTGCGTGCCGTTCCACTGAACTTGATCTCCGACAGCGAAAGGTGTGGCTCCGTCAGTCGGAAATTCGAACGAGCCACGAACAGCAATTGCACCAAGCTTGTTGGCTTTGATGTCAATGTTTGTGACACCAATATTTGAACCAAGAACGACAACCGTTCCGGCTGCAGTGTCAGATCCGGGAGTGTAATCCCAGATTCGACTTTCATGAATGTACTTCGCCATTTTATTTAACCTCACTTTGAGTTGTTTGTTGTCAAAAAAAAATGCGGCTTAAGAGTGTCCCGGCTCCTGCCGCCCGTCTTGCCGGGCCAAGAGTCGACGTCCTCGCTACGCTCCGGCCGACTTTGCGGAACCGCGATGGTCCTGCATTGCTACGCCGAAGTCATAAACGACTCGCCACTGCATCCCCAGAGTGTTGAAATCGGTTTCGGCTGAATCCAGCATCGGGGTGTTGCGCCCACGAAGGTACGCAAGCTGAATAGCCGGCACGTCGCTTGGATTGGCAAACAAGTACCATGCTGTTGAAGAACTGCCAGTAAGGTTCTGGCTGTTCAGGTAAGGCGTTGTGGCGATGCTGTACTTGCCAACGTGCGGATTTGTGTCCGCTGAAGGCGTGCCCGCTGTCGTCGTCTCGTTCACATGCGTTGCCGTCATCAACTGTTCGGCGACGGTCTTGAGACTCGTCGGAACGAGAAGGATCTGCGGCTCAACCAAGATCGGATCGCCGGCTGGATCGGTCTGATCCAAGAACAGCTGCTCCAGCTCGGTAATTCCGCCGATCGACAGATTCGTGCTTGCGCCGGAAATGAAGTTTGCATTTCCTACAGAGTAAAAGTTGTTTCCAGTTTCAGGAGAAACCGGGTTCGACAGAAGCAGGCCAAGCACAACTCGCTCACGGGTCAACGCTGCGGCACGGCCCATAATTCGAGGAATCTGTGCAAACGCAGACAAGTCGTCGTTTACCATCATCTCGCGAGTCAAAGCAAGCATACGTGCATAGGTCTCGACCTTGTTCTTGAACTCCTGCTCCTGCAGACTTGTGTGCTTGATTTCGCCGTCCGGGCCAAGCTCTTCGAGCTTGTCAGCACCCAGCAGACGGTATCGAGCGAACTCCTTGAAGTCGTTCGTCGAAGTCTCGTCAGCGATCGACGGGACAACGGTGTTGATCGAACGGTAGGCCGCCAGCATGGCTTTGTTTGCCATGTTGGACAGAATGCCGCTCAGGCTCACGGTTGAGAATCCACCGCCACCGCCGGCGGCCTGCAGACTCTGATCAGCACGCAGGACAATTCGGATCGTGTCGTCACCGACGCGATCAAATCGAGCGTATTGCCCTGAAGCCTTCAGGGTTTCGAACATGACAGTCTGAATACCGGCTTCGCGGAAGCGAACACTGTCAGCCGCACTCAGGGCTTCGTCGCTGAAATCTTTTTCGTCGACGGGTAGGCCGGCAGAACGCATCAGGGACGCAGTCAAAGCCTGAGCTTCAACGTCACCATACTCGGTGTTGTGAACGTGCCCAGCAGGGGCCGTATTTGACCGTGAGGCACGCAGGACTTCGAGTTCGGCCTTTTCGACGCTCCAGCCCTCTTCGACGGCTGTGGCCTGAATATCCGCGTGGTCCTTGGCAACTTTCTGGATGCCTTCGACACGTCGGATCTCGGCCGAGAAAGCCTGTCGGCTTGAGGCGACAAGATCGGCCCCTTCGGCCGCAGGCTGGCGATCTGGTCCAGATGCACTTGCTGCGGGTTCCGGGGTCAGCGAGACGGCCGGTGCGCTCGCTTCGACCTTGACGGCCTCATCGCCTTCGGCTTTGAAGCCGTCAGCTTTGATATCATTTTCCCAAGCGGAACGCAAGGTTGAGAGTTGCGATTCGCTTACTTCGTCACGGTTGAAGCCGTTGGCTTCGAGCCACGCATTAAATTTCATTGCTTTTCCTCCACCAGACGCCGCCACGGTTGCCGACGTCTGATCATCGGCTCCAATTGCGACAAATGAAACTTCGCCGAGCTTTGCTCCGCGAGCAACATAGACCGGACCAGAGAAGCTGCGGCCATTTACCTTGACCGAAGAACCCTTGTCCACAAACTGCATTCTCCCACTTTTGGCTCCGATTGAAGCCTGCCACGGGAAACCATTTAGACTGCTTTCAACAATTGTTTTGGAGTCGACCGTGCCGGCACTTATCACTCCTTCAATAAGGATGCGGCCGTTGGCCTTCATTTCAATATTTGTCGTATGTCCGACCGGCCGACTTGGATCGTGATCCGCAAGAATCGGAATCGAAGAAGCCATCGCTTTCATCTTGGAAACGTCGACGACAACTGGAACGCCAAAGCCAAGGTTCATCTTGCCCCCGGTGT